ATTGAGGCTGAGCGCCGAGTTGTGATGCATATATCATAGTATATATGACCAATAGGAAGAAACCACGGTCTAGCCAGTAGTTCATCACTTCTTTCTTTCAATCTTTACACCACGGAAAAACAAACCGAGAAACGCAACGGCAAGCCAGTTCCAGAAAGTATATTCTATCGTCTTGATATCGCCGAACAATTCGTTCCAACTCCAGATAGCTAGAAGCGGACCGATTGTGATGACAATCAAGGCAAGCCCAAGAATGCCAATAACGACTAACATCTTATCAGTGGAATCCATTTTATATCTCACTTGAGAAAGTTGGCAACGTCGATACCGTCCATGCTGTCCCAATCGGGATCAACAGAGTAGGTACCACCAGCATACTCACCAGCATTCTTCATGCCGATTTCGGCCAGCAGACGGTCAGCCTCGGCATCAGCACGATCCTTGAGAACCTGCCGAGCAGCCTTCTGAACAGGCGCCGAAGAGGTCTGCTTGGACTGGCGCACCTTGACAGGCTTAGATGCCTTCGGCTTTGCCGCAGCCTTGACCTTCTTCTGCTTGGGAGCAGCGGTACCGTTGCGCTGGGCAGGCGGTACCCACTTGAAATCGCGGGTAGCGGAATCGCCGTCAGAAATGAACTTATACTCGACCACAGTCTTACCAGACTTGATGGTATCAATCTCATAGCCGTGAAGCTTGAGATAGCAGACATACTTGGCAGCATACTTGCCTTTACCAACGTGGGCTTCAATCTCAGCAGGAGTGGCTGAACCCTTAGCCTTGAGAAATTCAAGAGCAACAAAATGAGCGGCAATCTTAGACATGTGTGTTTTCCTGTGTTTGTTTAGTTAACGATGGAATGATAGCAAATCTGGCAATAACTGTCAAGCGACATAAAGTTGCATTTCATCCATGCGGTGCAACTCATCCAATATTGCCGAAACGGTTGATATGTCGGCATCTGGCTCATACATGTGAACGTAGGCATGAATGCCATATAAATCAGTAAAGCCCCTCTCCAGAGCCGACCAGACCAATTCTTCCACACCGATTAGAAAGTCCTTATAAGCACTCATGCATATCTCCTGCGGGTCTTGTCAGTATTAAAGAAAGCATGGGAACCGTCCTCGAACCAGCGAATGCCAGGCTTTCCCTGCGTGATCTGCTTTTGATCGAGGTACGAATAACCGCGATAACGCCCGACCGCATGGAGCGCAGCCTCGATCATGTCAATCAGACCGTTCCGACGCGCAATTTCCTCGGGCGCATCACAGTTGGGATAGTCGGCAGACAGATAGCCGTTGGCATAATCCAACAGCGCATCAATCGAAACGGTCTTGCGATCCTTAGTCATTAGCGAAGATTCCTTTCGGGGTTGCAGAAATCGACTTTTTCAGCGAAAAGCTGAGCCAGCGACAATGCGGTCATAAACTCGGAAACATCACCCTTACGAGCCTGAAACAACGCATCAGCCAGAAAGTCGGCAGCGATGCGGATATTGGCATTCGGGTGCTTGTACAGGATTTCGTGGATACGAGCCTTTTCGGCAAGACCGCGCTTGGTGCGCTTGGACATGGTGGTACCTTTCTTTCTCACTCTCATATACAATATATGGGGATGGCAAGTCGGAATTTCAAGTGTCCGACCCATGTTTTTTTGCATAGCGGTATGTGCTGGACGCATAGGCTAAGTGCTTGATATTGCTAGGGTGGCTAAGTGCTTGATTTTATTGGGATTGCGGAGGACGCGGTAGGAAGCGGCTGGAACGGGTAGGCTCAGGCAGCGATATATCGCACCACCCGTTCCTGAGCCGTCTGGAGGAGAGCATCCTTGTCAATATTGGCTATATCAACCCGTTCGCAGTTGCGCTGCCAAACCCAGACCACGTCCTGATAGACATCGACAACCTTACCTGAACGTAAGGGCTTCTTTACCTTAACGTCAGAGGTGGCGATAGCCAGCTTGTATTCGCTGGAAGCGCGATATCCCATACCGTAGGTTGCAATCATCTGCACTACAACCTTCCCGACAGTGCCCTTACCAGTTTTACCGCGTACAACCTTTGCGACAGCACCCTTCTCAATATGCCGAGCCGCAGCTTCGGCTTTATCCAGCAGGTTTTGATACTCACAGTTGATCAAGTATTGCTTGTATTTCTCGCGGATTTCGTCGGTCGCGTCCACCGTGATTTGGACGGGTTTCCAGTCGGGTCCATTCATATCGTACACATTGACTAGGATGTGCTTGGGAGAGCTGGTAGCCTCATCCCAGACGATTGCCCAGTCTGCGGAACCCCATACGTCGGACATGATACGATAGTTGGTATCATGTTTCTTTTCAAGCACATAGCCAGCCCAGTCGGTCTGGGAATCATAGAAACCCTTGTGCTGTTCGGTCCAAGCGATAGCCATTTGTAAAGTCTCCTTGTTAACTGATAGACTAGATATGGGTACGACCAGTCAAAATTTCAAGCTTTACAAACGCATAGCAGGTATGCGATGGACACATACCTGCTTACGCTACGTCATCAGTAACTGGTCTTGTTACCGTAAAAATCGTCTATCTCGTCGGCTTCATCCTGGTGCTGGACATATGCTTTTGTCCAGTTTCGGATCGGGCGTCTTTTAGACCCCTTTCGCATATCCACATAATCTTCATCATCAACATTCTCTTGAGTGCCATAGTGATTCTTTTTATACTTCATGTCAATAAGCCTTTACTAAACGTAGTCCTTTCTTGTTAAACTTCTCAGTCCAATTCATAAAAGTTTCGCCATGACTCGTTACACCTTCAGTCATAAACTGATAGTGATGAACAAGTTCATGTGCGAGAACTTCAATGAAAAACTTTTTGGATTTGTAACGCTTGTTCATACAGAGTTTTGAATATCTGTAGAGAGGATCTTTTGTATCCGTTACCGATTCATAATATGCGTATGCGCCTCTTCTCCAACGAATATCAATTTCGTCTATAGGAGATAGCTTGTTGTCAAACACTTCGCGGTTAATGACCTTAAACCACTTCATGCAATCTTCCGCGTTTGTATGATATACATCTTCGTCATGAGATTCCATAATCTTGACTAGTTGTGATCTTGTTCTTCTTTTTGACATATGTGTATCCTAAGATAGGTTCACATAATCTAGGTCGACCAATATACATTTTCAAGATCAGTCCAGAATGTTAGGAAAAGCCTCTGATACGATCTTCTCGTCTAGGCCTTTAATTTTAAGGTTCTTGAGAATCATGTTCATAAACACAACAGATTCTTTTCCTTCTAAGGCTTCTAACATCTGAATCAAAATCTGCTCTCGTCTTTCCTGAGTTAGATTTTCAGGACAACGAGGATGACCTTTGACTAACAAATACAAACGATCCAATTCTTGAATGATCGTTGAGTATCCCATTCCAGGCGGCACTTGCTCTGGCTTGTAATACGGAACCTTATCAACCATAAATTCAACACGAGGATGAAAAGCTGCCTGAAGAACGGTTCGTAGAGCAAAGTTGTCGTTCTTTTGTAATATCTCTATCTTTTCTTTCTTACCTTTGGCCTTTTCAAACTCTTCAAAAATCTCATAAATCTGTTTCATTATTTTTCTTTCTTTAAAATTCGTCCAAAACTTCAATCATGTTCCGAAGCTTCTTCTCAATAAAGTAGTTGAGCATCTTGTTCTTTGAACCAGTTTTTACAGTTTCATATGCCTCAACAATGCTCTTCTGAATATCTGCTGGAATTAGATCCAGGTCAACAAGCATTCGATTTCTTGCATATCCTCTCAGCATGGTATCATTGACGCAGAACTCTTCTGGATTCATGTGGACCCACTGCTCAAGCTTCTTCTTATTTATGACTTTTTGACGTTCGCCAATAGCGAAGACATTATCGGCAGACAGAAAATTAGGAATACCGTCTCCGCGATCACCCTTGATGATATGTTCACGAATAAAAACTTTCGGATCTTCCGTCTTGATAAATCTCTTCAAGATCGGAGAATACTGAAGAACGTTGGGATACTTCTGTAGCTGAACAAAGTCCTTGTCTGAAGACAGAATCAACACTTCTTCATGTGGTGCATTTCGAGCAACCAGAGTTGCGATGATATCGTCTGCTTCGGCACCATCAACTTCAATGACCCTATACGGAAAATACTCTTTCAGTTCTTCACGGATTTTGTTGA